CATCACGAGCACCTTTAATTAGTTATGATTTACCCAGACCACTTTATCGTAAACAAATTTCAATTACACAATTAACTCAAAATAAAATAAATGCATATAAACTTACACAATTTACAAAGTATTTGGAAAATACATCAGAAGATGATGTGTATTCTATAATTGCAGTAGATGATATAATGTCTGTAATTGCATCATTTGTTTCAGGTATATCTAAAAAAACATATCAAGATCAAATTGCCATACTTACTACTTTAGATTATACTAATACCTAAATATTTAATTTATAATGTAAAATATATGGAACATCAAATATATATGTGTTACTAGCCATTGATATCAATTGTTTAAACTGTGCTTTCTTACCATATTTTATATAATAATTAATTTAAGTTTTGGTTTCACCAGGATAAAGTAAGAATTGGAGTAGGCTACTCGTGTGCTATACCGCGTAGAGGTAACTTATACATAACACATTAGTTGGTTTTTGAGGAAAGGTACCTAAATATATATCTATATGTCTCTTTTTTAAGTGCCAACAACACTTACGATATAATGATAATATATTAAACAATATTAATTTCAATTTTTTTATTTAAAAAATTGAAATGTTTTTCTTATATTACTTTTTTATAATTGTATTATTGTTCTCATGTCTTCTATTTCTGTAAAAAACTTAAGAAAAGAAAGAAAAAAGGAATCTAAGGAGTTAAAAAAGAAACAAAAAATGCAATCTAAGCAGTTAATTCCTCCAAAACCATGTATACATTTTAATGATGAAATTCAATTATATACATATCCGGTTATTAAACGTGATTACAGTGATTATCATTATTTTGTCAGTGATATATTTATATTTATGGAATGTATTCTAAAATATGTTACTTGTAAAGAATGGAAAGAATTTATGGCAAGTATCGTTAGATATAAAAAAAACGAGATACAACGTTTATGGAAAGAAAATTCTAAAAAATTTCAAAAGAGATGGGGTAGAATATTTGGTGATTGTATAGAAGATAAAAATCTATATGAAAGATTAACTTATAAGATTCCTGTTCTAAAATTTATTTTTAATATAGATAAAATTATCTATAAATATGCTAAAAAATTACCAATTAGAATTAATATCTTAACAAACATACTGTTATCATATTCTACTATGATAAATTTCGAATATCGTTTATTTCCACAATGCTTTAATAATCTATTGCGTACAATTCAATTTAATAGTATTGTAAGAATAAATCGTATGGATATTCCAATTTTTATTCATGGTGCATCACGAGCACCGTTAATTACGTATCGTTTACCATCAAAACCACTTTTTGAGAAAAACATTACAATTGAACAATTAACTCAAAAGAAAATAAATGCATATAAACTTGAAATGTTTACAAAGTATTTGGAAAATACATCAGATGATAACATGTATTCTAAAATTGCAATACCTGATATTATGTCTAAAATTGCAGAATTTATTTCAGGTATACCTAATAAAACATATCAAGCTCAAATTGACTTGTTAAAGAAATTAGATTATTCTAGTGTCTAAATATTTAATTTATAATGTAAAATATATGGAACATCAAATATATATGTGTTACTAGCCATTGATATCAATTGTTTAAACTGTGCTTTCTTACCATACTTCATATAACTAACAATAAAAGGTAAATCATGATATTGTTTTGCCATAATATTTTCATATGCAAACAAAACCAATGCTTCTTTTACTTCTTGATCATTAGTAAGTTCATCCAAAAATATATGAGCAATTTTGTCTTTAAAATCAGTATATACCAGTGCCCAACCATTTTTATTTTTATGATCAAATTTATGTTCATAAAAATGAATACCATACAATACAAACGTTTTATCTAATCTGTACTTTTTAAATATACCTTTATGTGCCAAATCCATAATAATTTTAATTTTTTTAAGCAAATTAATTTTTTTAAGATTATTTGTTTTTTCTGCTAATTTTAACATACAATATTCATGATAAAATGGTTGAAGATCTTTGATATTTGCAATATTGATATCAACCAAATCAAATCCAATATTTTTATGTTTATCACACACATATACATGTTTATCGTAATCAACTGCAATGATTTTATTTATATGACCATCACATTCAAATTTACTAAATATACATTCATGTTTGTATTCGAAAAGTTGTTTGTAATTATCATAACGTTTAATAGTATATTCAAACTCTTCTGGTGTTCCATATCTAATAATAACATATGATAATTCATTTTCCTGAATATTAGTTGGATCTTTTAGATATAACATAGATGCTTCTTCACCTTGAGGAATGTTATCTTTCAAAGGTAATACATTTCTTTTCTTATCAAGCGGGATATATTTTCCTGTTGACATATTTGTAATAGTTTCAGCAAGTATTTGTTTTGCTTTACTGGTAAGTTCATTTATTTTTTCTTCAGTAAAATACGAATGTATAGTACCATCTAATTCAGATATTAATTGAGATGTGCAAGTACATACATTGAAATTTTCATCACAAATAGCAGTTGTTTTTAAAAGAGACATTTTAAATATTATAATTATATACCTCTATTTAATCATATATTATTTCAATTTTTATAAATAATATATGCTATAAAACACAAACGTAAATTAGAATATATAATACTAAATTAAACTAGCAAATTCTTTATATTCTCTTAATATTGCACTAACTTCAATATCCATTACATTAATTTGATTTATAACATATTCAAATTCATTTTGTGAATTATATGTATTAATCTTATAATAAAGAGATAAAACTTCTTTATTTGCTTCATCTATTTGATCACATAATATACAAGCCCAATCTTTCATATCAGGTGAGACAACTGTAGACATTGCAATAGTATTAATTCGCTCATAAAAAGTATTTAGTTTAGAATATTTTTTAATAACAATATCAAATTTATTTTTTGCAATTAGGTAAAGATCAGACATTTATTATTATTTACTACTTATTATAATTTACTACTTATTATAATTTACTATTTATTATTATTTACTATTTATTATTATTTCAATTTTTCTAAAAATTGAAATAATAATATATTTGATACATGATACTACAATGTAAATTACAATATGGCTGCATTATCTGCTAAAAGTACCAATAAATTAACTATCAATTTAGAAAACATTATAGAGAAACCATTGCTTGAATTAGAATTACAATATAGCGAATTTGACAATATATATATGATATATCAATATACTGATAATGAACTGGTACAAATTATGAAGAATGCATATATAGGTGCTTGGCTATTAAATGAAAAATATGAATTTGGAATACCTATGAATTCAATTATAATTAAAACAATGGATGGATTAGCACACCATAAATATTTTATATATACATTAGATAAAGAATTTGAAGTATTTGAAATATGTGATACATCAATGTGTGTATATGAACATATTTCAAATAAAATATGGATAAAAAATACATACTTAACTATGAAAGATTTTTTAGAAAAATTACATAATATTTATAATTTAGATATTAATAAGCAAGTTATTTTAGAAGAATAAATTATACTATTGATAAAATTATATGGAAAGTATATATATTTAATAAACTCTTGTATACCTATGAGGTATATCACTAACTTTAGAATAATTTGTATTTTCTAAAATTTTAATAATATCATCAACCATTGTTAATTTTACTTGTTTGTCTCTTTCATCTTTTGCATTTAGATCAGGACCTTTATTAATTTCCATCAAAAATGCTGATAAATTATCAGTAGGTGCTACATCAGAACCAAATATCTGAAATAGCGTATGTTTTTTTAATTTTTCATTTTTACATACTTTCTTAGCACAAGCAGTAATTACATCTTTCATTAATTTATTTACATTTTTATCCCATATGTCTGCACTACCAGGTTCAACTTTATCTAAATGTGCACGAAAATCATCTAATGTTAATGGATTAGTTTCATATATTTTTCTATCAATATAACCTGTTGTTATATGTTTATCAAAATCAATACTATTTTCATCATAATCTTGTGATGTATAATACACAAATCCATTATCGTGTATATACCCTTCAATAGTATTGTTCCTACAAACTATCAGTGTATAGTAACGCAAATTAATTTTACGTTTACTGATTATGTATGGATTATATAAATAATCTTGTACTAAATAAAATCCTTCTTGATAAGCACTCATAATATCTTCATATTTATTAACTAATTTTAGCCCTTTTTGTTGTTGTTCATAATTTTTTAATATGTACATATGACCTGATCTTTTTTTGGTATTTTGATCAAAATGTGTCTTAATTTCTTTCATATCATTATTATCATCCAATATAAATGTAGTTGGCATAATCGTACTTGCATTTTCATTATACATTTCTTTTAATAATTTCCATAGATCAATTTTAGATGCTGGAAAATCACAACCATCTATTATAAATATTTTTTTTGATCCAGGCGTTATCTCGAGAGTACGTATTTCACTTTCTGCATTATTTAGATTACATGAAAAATAATAATCCCAATTATACATATTATTTTTCATATTATACTTATTCGTAATTGTTTGTAATGTATCTTGTAAACTACAATTTGCAAAATAATTATTGTAATATTCTGATGATCTATATATATAATATATTATATACACTACTATGATACATAATATACTAATATATATAATATATTTATTCATATATTTGTATAGTATAAAAATATATAGGAATAATATATATTTTTATAAAAATTACGATGTAAATATTAATTTTTCTCGAATAGAAGATAATATTTTTCCACGAACCCAATTTGTATCAGCAGATATAAATTTATGAGGAATAAAATGTAAAAATGTATATTCAGTTATTCCAACCAATACTACTAAAATTAAATTTAATTTTAACATATTAATCATATTATGTTTATAGTAATAAGCTAATATTCCAGAAAGTACTAATGCAATAACAAATACAATTCCTAAATTTAAAAAAGCTGTACTAACTAATTTATCATTAAAATGTTTTACTTCTTCATCTTCTTTAGATAAATCTGGAGGCTGAATATTAATATATATTTGTTTTTTAATATCATCACTTAATAAAGGAGTAGCAAGTTGCATTAAATCATTTACTACAATTGTAGTTTGTTGTTTTACAATATCTTGTTCAACAGTACTAGCATATGTAAAGAAAAATATAGCAATAAATAAAGATATTAAGCCAACATTCATGATTACATTTATAATAATATGAGAATCTATAATATTTTTTGAAATATATTCCATTTAGTTATTATATTTATAATATAAATTTTTTTTAATAATTTTCTAGAATAATATTAAGAATGTCTGAAGTAAAAACAACAGATAATAGTGTATGCGAAAATATAGCTCATAGCGGATTATCGAATTTAATACAAATTATACTAAATGCATTTTTACATGTATCTATATTATTTACATTTTTAACATTTTTATTTACATTTTTAGTTGCACCGATAACAAAAGATGCTTTTAAAAATGAACTTGATCATATAATTGTAGATGCTGTTAATACAGCATTTCCTACTAAAATAGATTTATCTAAAGATATTATTACAAATAGATCTCAAAAAGAAGCAGCCTTACGTAAATTTATAAGTATTTATAATGAATATAATAAAATAAGTGATGCAAATAGTATAGATACAGATACTATAAATAATATATTAGATAATGTAGATACAATATATAGTATAATAAATAATGATAATAATTCTAAAATATTAGATAATTATATTAAACAATATGAAAATCCAAATTATGTAATTAATTTACATAACAATGATATATTATCTTATGGTAGAAATATATCTCTATTATTTTTAACTATATCCATTATTTTAATAATAAGTATTAAAATTGCATGTCCTGATTGCTTAAATGTAACTAAACTATTTGTAGAAAATATATTAACATTTTCATTTATTGGTATTGTTGAATATTGGTTTTTTACTAATTTTGCATTAAAATTTGTACCTGCTCCGCCATCATTATTATATAAATCAGCCGTAGATGCAATTAAAGCAAATGTCAAAACAGATTAAATATATTATAATTTATTTATAATATATTTATAATGACAAAAACATGCGGAATTATTGATACCTTACGAAAACCAAAAATATTGGATATGTCAATATTTGATTGGGTAAGTGCATTATTAGCTGGATACTTGATTGCAGTATACATTTTTAAATTAACTGATATATATAAAATAATTTTATTTTTAGCAATAATCATATTACTTGGAATTATTACTCACAAATTATTTGGTGTAAATACAATGTTAGGTTATTATATTGGATTAAATGAAAAACCTATTCGTACTGAATGTATCTAATAGTACAATTTAAGTTTATCACGAGAACGACTACGAGATCGATCTCGTGATTTGTAATAATGATAATTTCGATTCATATCATCTTCACCATGTGCATAAGTACACCATTTTGAACCTAGATTACACTTACCTTTTTCCCAATAACAACAAATAGACTTTTTATACAAGTTATCAACATAATGTTTATATGTACAATCAGTACGATAACAATTGTGATTAATCCAATAAGTGCATACCTTGCTAAGTTCTTTCTTATATGGAATATATTTGTTATCATTCTTAAATTCTTTTGGTGGCATGTGTACTGCAGAACTAAGAACATTATAAACATCATTCGAAATAATATCTTTGGATGTAGTCTCTGACACCTCAATAGGTAGTGGCTCTGGATTAAGAGGATGAGGTGAAGGAGGTGATGGAGGAGGTGGTGATGGAGGAGGTGGTGATGGAGGAGGTGGTGGTGGAGGAGGTGGTGGTGGTGGAGGAGGTGGTGATGGAGGAGGAGGTAGAGAAGAAGATGATAACAAATTCATATTTGTCGCTGAATTAAAAATATTTGCTTCGTGAGCATAAATACTGTTCATTGCATGATTGTAAATATTGTATGGCATATGCTTTCGTGAATAACGAACTTCAATAAATGGGTCATTTGGATCATCTTTAATAATACTAAATGTATCGCCAAAATTCATTTTTTGTTTAACTTATAATAATTATATATATCTATAATTATTATCAATTAATTATTATTTCAATTTTTAGGTTTATATAATGTCAATTGATGATGATATAGAATTAATAATCAATACTATATTATTAAATTGTAAAAAAATTATAATAGTTTGTTTTCGATTTCACCAGTTGCTGTAGAATAATAAATCTTTTTTATTTTATATCCCTTATTTACTGCAACAGTCTTCATATACTCTATACACTTATGACATGGTTGTGATGAACATAGATTTCCAGAATTATTCACACGAATAACCATTATATTAACTTTTAATGGTTTTTTATGGCGATCACGTGATTTTAACTTATTAATTGCATCCATTTCAGCATGTGTTGTACAATATTTATGATAACATCTATAATTATTATATCCCTTACTAATTTCATAAAATACATTCTTTTTTACACCCATTATGGAAGATGGAGGCCACATGAGAGAAATGCTCACCGGTATTCTTAATAGTCATACGAAAGGTCCGCAAAGTATCTATCAAGCTAAGAATATTCATTTGTTTATCAAGTTTTATTTTAATTACTATATTATTAAAATGTGTATATAATAATGATTTCAATTTTTATACTATATAAATCATAATACATATACAATTATAATGAATAATACAGATATGTCACCAGTAATTCAAACATTCTCTACTATACTAATATTTTGTTATATTTCATTATCAAATTTATTTCTTGTCACTACTATAACACGTAATTATTCATTATCTTCATCATTAATTTCACTACTACTAACTTACTTTTGCATATTTATATATTATAATTTTTATATTTTATAATAATTGAAAAATGTAACATTTAAGTATTTACTAATATTCTATTATAAATATACTATGTATAAATATATTAAAAAACCTTCAATATTACCATTAACACAGATTGCAATACAACCTGAGAATACACAATATAAAAAAAAATCACAAATGTATATTAAACTTGAACCATTTGATCAACAAATTAAATTAATGGAAGAAGGTAAATTACAACATAATACACTAAATATTAAATCTAAATAATCATCCTTCATATAATGTTACATTTCGATTGGTTTCTTCATTTGAAGTGTCACTATCATCATATGTAATTTGTTCAATTTCGTCTTCATTATCTTCTTGATTATTTTCATAATATTCACGATCCCAAACTGCTTCACCTGGATGAATTGGATTATTAAATTCGATAACTTGAATTGTTTCTTGATCCATTAACCAATATTTATGAGAATATTCTTTCATACTATCAGTAATAGTTTCATTTATATCTTCACCAAATAATGCATATAATAATCCAGATTCAGGTATACTTAATACCAGATCACCTTTATAATTAAGAAAATTTACATTATATGCAATATTTTTATTTGAATCAATTTTAACACCATTATTATAATAAAGAATTTCACCACATATTTCTGAAATTGATTTACCAATTATAGTATTAATTTCTCTAGTAGGAATATATGATACCTCATATACGTACATTTTTAATTTATAAATATATGATTTATAAATTAAAGAATATATATATCAATTTTTTATGAATTAACCATAAATCGTTTCATAAATAAATCCATATTCATACGACCCATACTTAAATTACATTGAGCACAAATTGGTCGTAAATTATCTATATTTGTATAACCATTATTTACTTCCGCAACAACATGACCACAATGAAATTCAATTTGTCGAATATCTTGATGTTTACAACACATACATTTTGATTTACCAATATCAGGACCAATATATTTATCCCATACCATTCTTTTTAATGTTTTAGGTATGTTTTTTTTTCGATAATCTGTAACTTTAAATTGCTTCTTATTATTTACATTTGATACATGCCATTTATTTGTTTTATTTCTTGTAACAACTTGTGCCTTATTTTTTACTTTTGGTTTAGCCGAACTAAACATACAATTACCCATAGTACATATTCTTATATATAGTATATAGATGAAAGTTTATATATCTAATAAATCATAAATTAATACTAATATATCATCTTTATTTTCTGTTTCAATACGTGAACTAATATATTCAGATGATAAATAATCATATACTTTATCTATTAAATATTGTGTAATATATATTGGGTTAATAATATATCCAATTATATATTTACAATATTCTTTCCTAAATTTTATATGTTTAATATAGAATAGTGCATTTGCTATTTGAATATCTGTATCTATTAAATAACTTATATTTTTATTTTCATTCTTTTTTAATTCTAATACTGGTGTCAAATAATATGTATTATCATCTGTAAGAATTTTTTTATAATATGTAGTATTATTTAATATATTTGATTTTTTAAATATATGATACCAATATTGAAAATAATTAATAGAACAACATATATGTATTGATATAAATATATCATCCTTGCTCATTTTGGGATTACTTTGTAATTGTTTCCATGTATCAATAATTTTTGACCAATATTTATCAGATGTATATGTAAACATTTCGCTAGTATTTCTAGGTGGATGTAATTCAAATTTAATATTTAAATGTACTTCAATAACAATACATATAAATCTCATTAAAAACCATAAATCTTTTTTATTATCTAATATATTAAAATTTTTTAATATATCATACGTATCATATGATATATTAATTTTATTATCCATAAATTAGTTATACATATAAATTTTAGTATTATATATAAATAAAATCAATTTTAATGCTATTTACATACTTTAGATATCTACATCTAGTTCAATTAGTTTCCATATTTCTACAGTATTATCAGGTAATACACGTTTGATTTTCATTGGTATCATTTTATGTTCTAATTCTAATTTTGCAATATCAATTGGATGCAATCCAGCTGTATTTTTAATCATAACCTTTGCACCTAATGATATTTGTTTTGATCGTGTTGCAATCAAACGTACTTTTTCATATTTAGTTAATCTAGGATACGTTATTCTATTACTATCTTCAACTATTACAACTGGATTTTCTTTTTTTTCATCATAAATTTCACCATAATCATACTCACATAACTCTTTTTCTAATTTATCAAATTCATCATCTTCATCATCCTGACCATCATTATTTTTTTTCTTCTTTTTCTTCTTTGATATTTTAATATTATCTGCATCATCATATAAATCATCGAGATCATTTATATTTTCTTCTTCATACTCAACTTCATCATCTAATTCATGATCTTCATCAGATTCTTCTTTTTCTGATTCTTCCTTTTCTGTTTCCTCTTTTTCATTTGCCTCTGTATCTTCATTTTCAGTTTCTTTAGCTAACTCATCTTCATCCAAATTTAAATCATCTGTGATTGGATAATTTTCTTTTACTGGTGTATCCAAAAATATATTATCATTCTTTTCAATTGGTTCTGGTGTTTTTGTAAATGTTACTTTTTTACTTACTGGTTTATTTACTTGTTTTGCCTCTTGTTTAATATTTTTGGAAATAGGTTTTTTTGGCATTTTCTATATTATCTATTATTAATATAAATATAATATATATATTTCATTTTTTTTAAATAAAAAATTTATTGAGCAATCCAATCTGTCATACATGTTGTACATACATATCTGGTAATAAATG